ATTTGTGGTAAAGAATTTAAGTCCGTAGATGTTCTAAAACGATTTCCCGCAACTTGAGCATCAGTTGCCAAACCCATTCTTATTAAATCTTGTGGTGTTAGTGAGAATTCACCAATATCAGATAAGTCAACATCCATTACAAGACTATGATTACCTTGAGGTACTCCCATTATCATATAATCACCACTATCGTTAGTTTTTACACTATATTTGTAATATTTGTCATAAATTTCAACTGCGGTATCACCAGTTAATGAATCTAATCTTGAGGGTAATGTTCCAGTCGCAGAATGGGTTGAGTAAGATTTCTCATATGGTAGTAAGTTATATCGATACCCATCTTCATTTTTATCATTAGGTGATTTGTATGGGTAAATACTTGAAATGATAGGGTTTGATTCGTCTATCGAAGTGATTGGGATAAATACAGATACTCTTGCGTTTGGGAGACCAAAACCATTGTTTGCTGTAACTCTACCCACAATAACACCATATTGAGCACAACTTTTAGTATAAATGTCTTCTTGTTGTAATGTTAACGATAAAACCTCTAAAAATTCAAATTGCTGGTCTAGTTGAATATTAATTAACTTATTAATACCTAACTCTGTTTTTATTCTATACGATTGACCCATCAAACTACTTTATTTAATAAATACTTTATATGGAATTTTTAAAAGAAAAATCCACATGATAAAATTATAAGTTAAAGTAAAATAAAATAAACTTGTTATGAAAAAGTTATTGATTGGAAATTTTTCACCGATATTCTAATATCTTTATTCGGGTACCTAACTTGATAAACTTGAGACGGTTGAGCAAATATTGTATCGTCAACAGGAGTAATTAATTTTGTTTCTTCATTTTTTTTACGACTAAGTGTATTTATTGATATATAGTTTTCTTGAATGTCGGAAAAAAAATCTTACAACTTCCAATTAGAACAGATAAATGGTAAACACCTTTATTCATTTGATGGTGATATTAAAAAATATCAAATCATTATTTCACCATATTTGATGGAAGATGGGTATTATAAAATTGCGATTGTTGAGTTGAGTCAAGATGTTAAGATTAACAAAAATATATATAAGGTTAAGTCGGCGTTAAAGGAACTGATTGGTATGCTAAAAATAACAATAATAGATATAATTAACGACTTCACTTTAAAGAATAAACTTAAAGGATTTGTTTTTTCTCTTTACGGTAGTAAAGAGAAAAAAATTCAAAGAGAAAAAATATATCAATTTTTTTTGGAGAAATACCAACCAAATTTTAAATTTGAAAAAAGTGGTGACATTTATTATATTAATATATAATTTATAATAAACTCATTGATTGTTATGAAAAAGTTATTGATTGGAAATTTTTTACCGATATTCTAATATCTTTATTCGGGTACCTAACTTGATAAACTTGAGACGGTTGAGCAAATATTGTATCATCAACAGGACCAATTAATTTTGTTTCTTCATTCTCATATAACATAGATGTTTCCGCTGAAGAGTATTGTCCACCAACCTCATTAAAAATATCCATACTCGCAACCGTTAATACCCCATTTGTATTTTGAATAATACTTCTAATTTCAGATAGATAAACATTCTGACCTAATTGTCTTGTTTGTGGATTAAAATAAGCGGATACTTTGTCGACCACGCTAGCGATTACTTGCCCTGAATTTTGAGCGGAATCTAAAACAATAGAAATATCCATACTTAAATCAATTACTTCCGCACTGAAAATAGAAATGTAATCATTCATCATTCTATAATTTGATAAATAATTCGCAATATTCTGTCTTAAAGTATTTGACACAATGTTTGTTAACTTACCTGAAGTGTCGTATGATAATATTTGAATTAAAATTTTATTATCGTTTTCTGTTATTGATACTTTAGCGGGTGCGCCAAATTGCGCCGGCATATTTCTAATTAATGATTCATAATCCTGTACCGTAACAGCTCTTTTTTGTGCTGCGAAGTTAAATGAAACATAATTTCTAATTTCTTCTAATGATGGAATTCCTGCCCCACCAACCGCCGCGGTTACGTTAACACATCTCAATGAATTAACAACGGATGAGTTTGTAACTTCGGAAGGTCCATTAACGAAAAATGAAACAGTTCCAATTTGATTAATAACATTTGTTCCTAAGTTTGTTGCCAATCCCCCACCAACTCTATATTGAATAAATAATGTTGAATTTGGTGTTAGAGCCGCACCTAATGATAGATTATTAGAATATCTTTGTAAGTTTAATGTAGCGCCTAAAGTCGTAAATTGATTTAATTGGTCTTGAGCGGTGTTAGTTCCTCCACCAAATGTCATTTTTTTAAATCCTTCTGGCGTATATTCCGTAATAAATTTATTTTGAGTTTGAATATATCTTCCAACTTTAATTCCGGGTTGGTCCGAAACTTTTGTTGGGTCTTCAACAAATACTCTATCTTCCGCTAACGCATCTACTTCATACCATCGATTGTCTAATCCTAAAAACTCTGCGGTTGTTGGAACATTAGTATAGTTTGTCCCATTTTTCAAAAGTACACTTGTAATCCCCAAAACATTTTTTTCAGGTAAAAATAATTCAAAGAATGGTCTAACATCATTTGCGTTAATAACTCTTTTGAATACTTTAGTTATTCCATTAACCACCACCTCTCTTTTGGTAATCGTATAATTAACTAAAACATTATTAGCGTTGAAGTTTGGAATCTTTAAACGATTTGGGAATCCTTGAGCATTGTATGGTGATGCAAAATCAATATCATAAACATTCTCAAATACAACCCCCGCACCAACAACTTGAGACCCTCGAGCCAATGTTCCAAGATATCTCTCATCCTCTTTATCCCCAAAAGCAGGAACTGTGATTGAGAAGTCTACCAATGAAACAGATGGTCTTTGTCCCGGTAATTTTAATCCGTAAGTTCTTGCGATGTTATAAATTGACGACCTTTGTTGAGCATATTGTAGAACCGTTTCTTGAATACTTCGGTCAATATTATAATGTAGATTGTCTGCGACCGCAGCATTTAAATCCAAAAATACGGAAAATATAGAAGCGTCATTAAAATCCTGAATCAATTCAGGATAATAAGTTCTCGTATAATTTAAAAGGTCTGCCCTTATTGATTGATAATCTCTACTAGCGTATGATATTCTGTTGTTTGCCATATTATTTAAATATTAATAATCACAAAATCACTTTGACCAAAAGTAGAACCATTGGTTGAGTAATCTATCCTTATTTTTGCAGTATATTCTGAAGTTCCTTTTCCCGGAAATCGATATATTGACGATTCGCTTGTTCCCACAAAATTTTGACCTGTTGCAATATCAACTTCTTCTTGTGGGTCGGCTGGTGTTATACTTAAACTATTAACCAATAAATTTGGCATAAAGTTTTCAATAGCGTCTCTTATATCAGATTCAATAGCGTTAAATGTTAATCCATCAAATGGTTCAAAAAGAAATTCATATAATCTTGTACCAAATTCAGGTAGAAAATATCTCGAACCCTTTCTAGTTAACAATAGATGAATTAAATCAGCTTTAATTTCTTCTGATTGTAATTCTGTTAATTGTAAGTAGTTTCCTCTTAGAGAATCTCTAAACGGAAAATTAATACCATATGTAACACCATTAGCCATAACTATAAATATACTCTTCTGTTTTTTCTTATAAATAGATTAAAAAAGAAAATCCCAACATATGTTGGGATTTTTATTTTAAGAAGAACAACCGAAACATTCAAATGGACTATCTTCGGGTTTAACCGATGTATTAATAATATCCACTTTAGGTATTTCGACTTTATTTTTAACTTGTTGTATTTTTGAAACATCAACCGCCAAGTGTTTTGCTCCTGTTGAAATCGCTTTAGTTCTTACATAATAACATAAAGTTTTTAAACCTTTTTCCCATGAATGGAAATGTGATGATGTAATTTTTGATAATGTTGGATTAGCCATATAGATATTCATTGATTGTGATTGGTCAACGAATGGTGCTCTGTCTGCCGCCATATCAATCAATTCTCTTTGAGATATCTCCCAAATTGTTTTATACTTACTAATCAGGTGTTCAGCTCTTTTAACTTTCTTAAGATAATTTTTATCTTCCGGGTCAAGGTAGTTGTTAAAATTAATATTTTGGATAGACCCTTCATTCATAATGATTTCATTTTTCAAATCTTCACTCCAAATGCCCATCTTCTCAAAATCATTAATTAAGTATTTGTTTACGATTAATATTTCCCCTCCAACAACTCGTCTATTAAATAAGGCAGAGTGAGCTGGTTCGGTCATTTCAAATGAACCTGTAATCTTAGCTGAAGACGCCACAGGCATTTGAGCGGTGAACAAACTATTACAAACACCATATTTTT